GATGCGAGCGCGTTCAAATCCGTTTGTGCCAAAAATCAACGGCTGCGCTGAACTGGTTCCGATACCAACAGGCACGGAAGCCGTGTTAAACACCAAGCTGATCGCGCCACTGGCAACCCCGAACATGGTGCCACCAGATGCGCCGATGTATAAGTCGTACCCTGCACCGCTAATAAACTGCTGCGGCAGTCCAGACCCGCCCCCAAGCTGGAAAGTGGCCGTCGGACTCGCCGTCCCCACGCCCACGCGGTTGTTCGCCGCGTCCACGTAGAGCGTGTTGGTATCGACGGCAAGGTTGCCAGAGGTGTCTACAGTCAGGCGCGTTGCGGCTGCTGCCGTATCGTAGATGGCAAGATTTCCACCAGCGACCAATCCGATTTGATACTTTCTGGCCGTTTCGCTTGATGCGGCAAGCGTCAGCGCGTACCCTGTGCTGTATGTCCCAACATCAACAAGTGATGTCCCTGCGACATGCAAGGTGTTACTCGGACTCGCCGTCCCAATGCCCACACGATTGTTCGCGCTATCGACCTTCAGCGTGGACGTGTCCACCGTCAGATCGCCGCTCACCGTCAGGCTCGACAACGTGCCGACGCTGGTGATGTTCGGCTGGGACGCGGTGGAGAGGGTGGCCGCCACGTTGGCGCTGAAGGTTGTCGCCCCCGTGCTGTCCGCAATCGCAATCGCCTGCGTCCCGTCCTTCGCCTTGATGTTGGTGACTTCCAGATTGGTCAGGTCCAGCGTGGTCGCATTGACCGCCGTGGCCGTGATCGTCCCGGCGCTGAAGTCCCCGTTGCTGTCGCGCAGCACGACCGTGCTGGCGGTGTTGTCCGACCGCTCCACGATGCGAGGCGTGGAGAACTCGACGTAGTAGACGCCGTTGCTGGCGTTGGCCCGCAGCACATACGCCACCGGCTGGTAGTTGCCGCTGGTCGGCTTCGTGCTGGTGAACCCGCCCGATCCGTTGGCGTACAGGATCGTCCCGACGCTGTAGGCGGCGGTGTTCACATCCTGCACGATGCCCGTGTTGGTCGCGTACCCCATCGACCCGGAGGACACGGTCGCCGTGATAACGGCGAAGGCGGTGTCGGCGGCGCTGGTCGTCTTGACCACTTCCGGCAGATCCTGCCCGTTGTTCCAGCCGGTGACCTTGACCACGTCCCCCTTGACCAAGTTCTCCCCGGCCAAGACGGTCAGGGCGATGTTCTCGCTGGAGACGGGATGCCAGTGCGTGCCGTCGTCAAACCACAGCGTGTAGACCCCGGAATCGTCCGTGATCCACTTGCGCCCCGCCGTCCCCGCCACGGGGCGGGAGGCGAGGGTGGAGGACTGGACGTGGATGCCGGGGTCGGCATCGTGGTCGTTGTAGGAGGACCGAACGGTGTTGTCGTTGCCGCGCACCGTGTTCGCGTCAATCGGCGTGGTGCCGTTGACCGGACTGGTGAACGTGGCGACGGAATGTTGTGCGACGGTGGTCGCCATAGACTATCTCCGGCTGAGAGAAAAGGCTTCCAACTGGAACCGACTGAAGACGGGAATTGCCTCGCCCGAGTCGATAAGGCTGATGTCTACATAGTAGCCCCATCCGCCCAAGGGGATGCGGTAGGACCGGCTGCCGGCCCCACCCCATGTCCCCTGCCCCCAGTAGGTGCCCGCGCCACCCCACGTTTCGTCCGTGGAGGGCGGGAGGGAAAAGGAGCCGAAGTTGTCGCCCGTGTTCCACTCGACGCGGCACTGGTCGGAGCCTTTGAGCTGGGCGGTGAGGTAGCCCCACCGGAGCGACTTGGTCAGCGCATCGTCCCCGCAGTAGAGCCGGTGCATCTGGACGGACATGGCGTACCGCGTCCCGCCCGTTCCAGCCGCCGCCACGTTGTCCTTGTAGACCCCCGGCGCATCACAGAGCGAGACCCAGCCGGAGGCGTCCCCTTTCAGCACGACGGGGAGCCCTTCGTCGTTCAGGGTCTCGAACAGGGCGGTGGTGTCCGGGCTGGTGTAGGCGCCATCCCACGGGCCGCTGAAGGCGTTCAGGACGGTGTGGTACTGGTAGCAGCCAAAGCCGGGCATGGTGATCCACAGCTCTTTGGTCGCCCGATTGACGATGGCGCGGATGTTGGCAAACTGACTATCCGACAGTTGCCGGATGATGGGAAGCAGCGGGTCCGGCTTGTCCGGCGTCCCGACCGGGGCGACCTCCGCCTCGTTGCAGCGGTACAACCCGCGCTCCGAGATGAAGAAGGCGACGTTGTTGGACGCCACGATGCTGTCCGGCGCAATAGTCCCGACATCCGCCGTCACTGCCGCCGGGGCGACGGTAATGTCGTCTTGCCCGAATCCGGTGAGGCGGGAGATACCGCGCCGATGGAAGATGAGGAGCGACGTGTTGATCGACGCCAGCCCGACCACCGCTTCGTCCCCGAAGGTGCGGACAATGATCTGTCCGCCCCCGGACCCGCCGTTGCCCAGCGAGTCGCCGTTGTTGAGATCGGAGTAGAAGATGCTGTCGGGGAAGCTGGTATTCCCTGCCGCCCACAGCCGCTCGTTGTGGACGGCAATGACATCAGACGCCACCGTGCCGACGATGTTCGTGGTCAGCGCCGTCCCGCTCCACTTGTTCAGCGCCCCGCCGTCCGCGATATACACCACGTCATTCCCCCCGCTGTCCCGGAACTGGGCGAAGCTGGGGACGACGGTGGTGGAGAGCGCCCCGGCTTGGGTCGCCCACGTCCACGGGAAGGCCCCGTAGGTGGTGGTGCGGAGGACGCCGTTGCAGACGGCGAGGATCTGTTCCGTCCCGCTGTCCTGCCGGAAGGTGAACCCGTTCAGAACGGCGGCTGCTGCCAGTGCGGCGGTGGAGCTGCGCTGCGTCCCACCCCGCTTCGTGACCGCGCCGTAGTCCGTGAGCCGGGCGTTATTCGACCGGCGCATCTGATTCGGCTGCAGCGCGGAGTCGTCGGACACATCGTTGAGTCCGCCGTCAAACTTCGGTTGCTGGTCCGCGAGGCGGACGCCTCCCGGCTCCGCCGCCATCAGCCGCCACTCCAGTCATACTTCTGATCCGGGTAGGCCATTAGCGTCGGGTTGATCGTCCGGCGGCGCAGATCGTCGAGCAGCGACTGCCGCTCCTCGTTGGCCAAGGCGCGGTAGTTGTTGGCGGCAGACACTTCGGCCCCACCCTTCAAGAGGAGCTTGGCCGAGGCGACCGCCGTCAGCAGCAGCTCGCTGTTGCCGGGGAAGTCGATGACGGAACTGTCCGACGCCAGATCGCTCAGCGACGTGGGCTTGTAGTTGACCGCCACATAGATCGTGGTCCCGCTGCCGACCGGCAGAATCTGCACGCTCGTCCCAATCGTGTAATAGAGGCGCGGGTACGTCGGCAGATAGTTGGTGGTCGTGGCCAGCGGGACGTAGGAGAACTCCGTCTGGTTGTACAGGACGTTGCCGTCCGAGACGGAGAGAATCCGATAGAAGTTCTTCTGGCTGTCGCCCCCGCCGGTGGACAGGCTGCTGAACGGGATCTGCCCGTTGCTGTCCGTGGTCAGGGTCAACTGCTGAAAGGTGTAGAACGGGGCGGCGTTGAGGATGTTCGACCACTCCTCGTCATACACGCTGTTCAGCACGGTCTTGATCGTGTCGTCCGACCAGCGCGTGGACCCAACGGCATCCATGTACTCGCGGGTCAAGGCGATCAACTGCGCTCGGGTGACGGACGCCATACCGACTTACTCCCGGACTTTGGGGGGACGACCGCGCCGCTTCGGCTGGTTGGCCGGATTGGATGAGTCTAGCACGTCCGCGATGGCGGCTTCCACGGCCTGCGCGGTGGGGGCCGTCAGATTGTACTGTTCGATGGACCGGGCGATGTTGCGGACCTCATCGACCGGGTACTCCTTGAACGACCGCTCCAGATACGGCGCGGCTTCGTCCGGCGCACAGGTCATCGGCAGGTAGCCGACGATGTCGATGCTCCGGTTCGGATCCACCTCGTTGGACTGGATCATCGCCCACCGCCGGTCGTTCTCCGCCCAGCGCATACAGATGGCCCAGTGGGCGTCCACCGAGTCTACATAGCGGAGTTCCAGGCGGGGATGCACCTGCCGAAGCCGTCGCTGGATCTCCGACGACGGCTCCGGGGTGCCCCGATGGCTCAACACCATCGGCATGGCCATCAGTTCTGCACCAGCAGTTCGACGTTGACCATGAGATCGACCGCCGCCGTGGTCACCGTGTTGTTCGTCGTGACGACAAACCGCACCGTGTCCCCCGGACGGAGGATCTTCTGCGCGTCGGTGAGCGTGGTCAGGAGCGCCACCGCCGTCCCTTCATGGGCCGTCAGCGCCTCCAGATCCACATTGTCCGTCAGGGCCACGGCGCTGTTGGCCGTTGCGTCGTACTTCTGCAGGACGCCAAGGATCGTCCCGCTGGTAGCCGCCGGGACGGTGCCCGCCGATACCATTGCCCGGTTGATAATGCAGGTGGCCGGATGCCCACCAAAGTTGTACGTCGTCGTGGTGCTATTGCCAA